ATGGGGGCGAACTAGGATCGACTGATAGGGATAGGTAAGAGTAGAACTGTGGGATAGACGCCTAATAGTCTAACAAAACTAAACGCAAACGATAACTTTGCACCTTCATCTTACGCCCTAGCGGCCTAATTTGACGGGCTGGCAACTTGCCTCGGAACAGAAAAGTTGCACCACACAGACACACAGGAGAAATAAAATGGCTGTAAATAAAAACCCTTTTGAAATTAGAACAGAGATGTTATCTCTGGCAAAAGATTACATGGATCAACAGTATCATATGAATGTACAGTTTGCTGAAAAAATGTTTGAAGCAGGCAAAAAGACTGTTGAAGAAATGCAATCAGAATACAAAATGTATTCTATGGATGACTTGATGGACAAGGCAAAAGAAATGTATTCTTTTGTATCGGAGAAAAAATGAGACAGTACGTTTATGAATCATGGAATGGTGTGATGAATGCTGATATCAATCCGCTCAGACACATTCCAGACTTGCAGACAAGACACCTGATACTACAAATACTAGCATGGATGTGGTGCATTGCATTTTCTTTTTATGTTGGTAGTTTTTTCGTATTCGGTATTAGTGCAATCGCTCATATTTTGTTACTTGCCGCAATCGTTATAACAGTTGCTACTTTTGACACTGCTAAACGTAAACCAGAATATTTTGGTGGATTTGGTAGAGGCATTGGTGGTGAACACGAATAGGGTGGCGCCTTAATACGCCCGTGTATTCCTACGGTGAGGAATACAACTTGCACCCTGACGTAGATACACAGGCTCTGCTTAATTTTCGATAGGGAGTGGGGCGCCCTGCTCCCTATCATTTATAAGGATAAATTATGAATCTAGAAGAGATATCAGTGATGACACCAAAAAAGTTTGCGATTAAAATAGAAACAATTGTAGCACAAGGTGGGGTTAGTTATATGGATGCAATCTTAGATTATTGTGAAAAGAACCAAATGGAGCCTGACGCAATAGCACCGCTCATATCAAAACCCCTCAAAGAGAAAATAGAAGCCGATGCAAGAGAGTTAAACTTCTTGCCTAAAGTAGCAACCCTACCAATCTAAGGAGTTTCCAATGGAAGCGTGGGAAGCCTACCAAATGTACCTTGGTCTCAAGTTGCATTTTACTACAGACTACGATTACACCAGATATGGTGGACGTACTTCTGCAACCAAGGCTTCTTTCTTGAAAAGGAGAGACAGAAGTTTTTTCGCTAGAGTTGCAAAAAAGTATGATGATAAATCATTGGATTATTTTGTTGCAAATTTTGTTCACTCGCCAAAAGGGTGGTTAGGAGATTTTAAGGAAGAGAATTATCTAGAATGGTCTAAGAACAAACAATCATTGACATATAACTTTCTTACTGATATGTCATTTTTATTTGAACAAGTTGACGATTTTGATTCAATTTTCTCTTTACAAACAGGTAAACATCCTGTATTATTAAAGAACTTCCTCGCTAAAAGAGTTAGTTTGGAAACAATGGTAATTCTGCAAGGATTACTAAACTATGTTAGAAGATTTGATGAAGGAATGAGTGATGATCTAGTATGGCCCGATAGCAGAAGATTAATTGTTAAGTACGCCGCATTTCTGAACTATGACAAACAGAAATGTAAAACGAAACTACTCAAACTAGTAAAGGAGACATTCTAATGGGTATCGAAGTTCAACTTCCAGATCCAGTTCGTTCAAACGAATCGAATGAACTTATTAGGGAAAGAGACTTCTATCGTGCAAAGCTTGAAGAAGCAACTGCTCGTGTAAAAAGTCTGGAGTCTGACTGCGCCGAATTGCAACGGCGTGATGCAGACCTTTCCAAACGACTTGCAGAAGTCGCTAATAAGTCTAATACGTCATACCGTCCAAGACGGAGGGCGTAACACATTATCCTGAGCATGATATAAAACTGCTCAACTTGAAATAGGGATACAACATGGAATATAAACAATTGTCACAAACAAAGTGGGAGATTGAAACAATCGTAGATGGGAAGAAAAAGACACTCACTTACGATTTTCCATATGTTATTAATCAAGTAGGTTGGGATTTTGAAAACATTAAAAAGGTGAATAAAGATAATGGTGACAGAGAATAAGGAAGACCATATGATAACATCCGCTAAGTTGGTATCGTATTCGATGCCGACAGAGGATTTTGCTGAAGAAGGACTTGATAATGTACAAGACTTGATTTCATATTGCGCTCGTGTATCTAACCCAGCAAATCAATTTAACAATAAAACATCAGCTAAGTTGATACAGTATCTTATTAAACATAAACATTGGTCGCCACTAGAGATGGCCAGTGCCTGTATCGAAATAGAAACAACTCGTGATATTGCACATCAAATTGTAAGACATAGAAGTTTTAGTTTTCAAGAGTTCAGTCAAAGATATGCAGACCCACAGGATATGGGAAATGCTTTTACAACAAGAGAATGTAGATTGCAAGATCACGAAAACAGACAAAACTCTATTGAGATTGAAAATGATCCATCTATACAATTAGACTTGAAAAAACAAGAATTGATTACAGAATGGCAACGTAGACAACATGGGATTATTAATCAGTCCAAAGAGTTATATAACTGGGCAATTGAGAATGGTATTGCGAAAGAACAAGCTCGTGCAGTTCTTCCAGAAGGACTTACGAAAACTCGTGTAATGATGAATGGTACATTACGTTCATGGGTACATTATGTTGAACTACGAAGTGAAAACGGTACACAAAAAGAACACATGCAAGTTGCGAAATTGTGTGCAAAGGAGATTGCTAAAATCTTCCCATTGATGGAACGTGTAAATGTATCTTTATGAATCTGACGTACATAATGACGAACCACTTGTTGCATACATAGAAAACTTTATTGCACCAAGTGATTGTGATGCACTGGTAGAGTATTCTCGACCAAGGGTTCATAATTCTCAAGTAGTAGATAGGGATGATGGTACGATTAGAAAGGATCAGGCTCGTACAAGTTCTGACTTTTTTATCACAGCACATGAACATCCAGTAAATAGACTTCTGAGAGATAATACAGCTGAGTTCTTTGGTAAAGAAACAGTGAACTTTGAAGATACTATGATTATCAATTATCAAAAAGGACAACAGTATAAAGCACATTTTGATTTCTTTGTACATAAAGGTATAAAAGAATATAGTAATGAACAAAGAGAAGCAACTGCAATATTTTATCTTAATGATGTTCCAGAGGGTGGAGAAACAGAGTTTCCACATTTAGGATTGAAGTTTAAACCAAAGAAGGGTGCATTAATTTACTTTGAATATAATTACACAATGGATATAAACAAACTGACACTACATGCTGGTTTACCACCAGCCGATGGTTTAGAAAAATGGATTGCTACAATTTGGATGAGATATCCAAAATGAGTTCTGTATTCATCATAGGCAACGGTGAATCTAGAAAGAGTGTAGACCTGAACGACCTGAAAACTAGGGGTAAGGTTTATGGATGTAATGCACTATATCGTGACTTTACACCAGATGCACTAATCGTTGTTGATGGTGGTATGCAACATGAAGTATATACAAGTGGATATCCATTAAAGAACAAATGTTATTTTCGTAACTGGACAAGGTTGCCAGGCGAAATGTTTGATACAATAGTTGAAAGTTCTGAGTTTGAACACGAAGGGTGGACAATCTTTAATAAAAGAGAAGATAGAAATACTTTCGTGTTCAACGGAACTGACCCTAATCAAATGAAGTTACAATACGATCACTATTCATCAATGGGATATGACCAGAAAACTATTGATGAATTGTTATCAAAACATCACAGATGGATTACATGGTGTGAAGAATACGGAAATGATGAAGTATATCTTATACCAGAAGAATACAGTGGTTGGAGTGCAGGCCCAATCGCAGTAAGAACTGCAATAGATAACGAAAAACCAAAGGAGGTGTATCTTATAGGTTTTGACCTAGGCAGTTCAAATGACAAAGTAAACAATATGTACAAGGGTACAGACAACTATCTTTCCAAAGATGCAGCTGTTACACCAGATACAAATTGGATACAACAACACAAACAAAATTTCACTGATTTTCCTGATGTGACATTTTGGAAAGTGAACCCTGCCCCACTTGGAACTGACAATACTTGTAAGTTCGTTGAAGAGTGGAGAAACATCGAAAACCTACAGTATACAGAGTTAAATAATTTGAATTTAGTTCTTGACTTTGGGTGGATGATGTAGTATTATAAATACTATCATATAATGAATAACGTGAGATACTTAAACATACGAAAACATACGGAGAAAAAATATGTCTATTTCAGCACTACGCAACCAGAACTCTCTGGACAAATTGCTCAAACAAGTCCAAAAGGACGAATCCCCAACAACTGAGAAGAAATCATACGTTGATGAACGGCTCTGGAAACCACAGGTTGACAAGGCTGGAAACGGTATGGCAATCATTCGTTTCCTTCCAGCACCAGTGAATGAAGAGATGCCTTGGGTTCGTGTTTGGAATCATGCATTCCAAGGGCCTACTGGACAATGGTATATTGAGAATTCTCTTACTACACTCAACCAAAAAGATCCTGTATCTGAGTACAACACTCAATTGTGGAACTCTGGTGTTGAGAGTGATAAAGAGATTGCTCGTAAACAAAAGCGTAAACTACAGTATTACGCAAACATCTATGTCATCCAAGATTCTGCTAATCCAGAAAATGAGGGCAAAGTTATGCTCTATAGGTTTGGTAAGAAAATCTTTGATAAACTGATGGAGGCAATGCAGCCTGCGTTTGAAGATGAAACACCTATCAACCCATTTGATTTGTGGGAAGGTGCAAACTTCAAACTGAAAATTCGTAAGGTTG